CTGTAGGCAAGGGAATGCCGTGCTTTGCGTACTCATCGCGTAGGCCGCCAAGATTAACGCCCGCTAGCTGCTCAAACTCGCGCTCTTTGGCGCTTAGCTGCATGGTCTTTTGCGTATAGTTGTTCCGCGTCTCGTAAGCGCGCCGCGAAAGATAGCGCTGCGCCGCCGGGGAAAGCTTCGAAAACTCGGCTTTCTCCTCGGCGGTCATATCTGCCGGCGGCAGTATCGGGTCAGCGGGTTCGGGCTGCTGCTGTTGCTGCTGCGGCGGCGGCGCGGCGTCTACTTTCTTATCGGCTTCAACTTTTGTAGTATCCTTGGAAAGCTGCGCGCGTAGCTCAGCGCGAATCGAGCGCTTAGGCTCAGGCGCGTCCGTTGGCGCTTCCTGCTTTGGCGCTACTGGGTCGGGCTGTACTTGTGTATCTGTCTTTTGCGGCTCAGGGTTCGTAGTGGGGGTTTCACCTTCCATATAATCGCTCTCGCAGCTCCTCTTTTATGCGGCGCATATTCGCCTTGTGTTTGTCGCGCCTCTCCTGCTCCCCCGGTTCAAATCCGTGGTCGTAGGCCGTGCCTACCTCTTCATACCCGTGCGCTTTGGTTACTGCGCGAAACTTAGTTTTTGAAGTAAAGACTTCGCCCGTTATCGGATGTTTTGTAGGCGGCATTTCGTCGATAATAAACTGCGTTGAAGCAGCGGCCTCGCGCATTACTTCTTCAATCGGAACAACTTTCTTTTGTACTTTGCAGTATTGGTAAACCTGTCCCATGGCTAAAGCTCGTCGATAAAGTAAATCACTGCGCCCTCCAAATCGTCCTGCATTATCGGCGCGCCCTCGGCGGTTGGTATTTCAACTGTTGGCCGCATCGCCTCGATAATCTTTGCTTTGTAATCCGTGCGCTTTTTCTTCTTTCGTCGCGGCGCGCTCCCGCCATACACCGTTGCTTGCACCTGCGACGCGCCGTAATCCCAGAGCGGGCGATACATCATCAGGTAGCTCATAGCGGGCTATCCTTCTCGTCCTCAGCCACCTCTTCGCGCTCGGCCTGTTTAATTTCGTTAATTAAGTTCAAGATCTTCGCTTCAAGCTCTCGCGCTTGTATAAACATCTCGCGGAGGCGCTCACTGAGAGAAATGTCCATTAGTTATCTATAGACTTTATTGCCGCGTCTTTTGACTTTTGCATGTCGGCTAACGCCTTTACGATTGATACATGCGCTTTCAGTTCTTCCGTTTCGCGCTTCCTTGTTTCAATCGCCATCGCAAAGTGAGATTCGAGCGCCTTGATCTGTGCTTCTGACTCTGCTTTTTCTCGTGCAATCTGCGCCTTGATAAGCTCAACCTGCGTGTCAGCCTCTTGCTGAATGCGCTCAATTGCTGCGCTATTTTCGGCCTTCTGTTGCTCAATTGCAGCCTGCATACTTGCCTGTTGCGCTGCTGCCTGCGCGTCCATGCTTATCTCTTGAAGTTTTACTTGCGCGTTCATTTCGGCAATCTGGCGATCCGTTGCGCTCTTAAGCTGCGCGACTGCCTCATTGGATTGAATTTGCATCTGCGCTATTTGCAGCTTTACTTGAGCGTCTGCTGCGCCGGGGTCCGGCTGCTGTGCTTTCTGCTGCACTTCCTGCGCAATCTGCTGCACCGCGCTCATAAACACAGGCTCAAGGTCTTTGCCGCCCTTATACGTGCGTACGGTGTAGCGCATGAGCTCCATAGCAACAGAAGCAAGGCTCGGATGCTGCTGAATGATGCCGTCAAGCTGGCCAAGGAAGGCGCCGCAAGATGTCATCAGATCAGTGCGCTCCTTGTGCTCTGCAGCCTCGTCTACAGCGCCCATTGAGTCGCTCTTGATGCTTATGCGGTAGCGCCGCCCTGGGTCGCTTCGTAAAAACTCTGCAATCGGTATAAACTGCTCAAGCGTTCCTGCGTACTCTACAGCGTTTGCTACCTCGTAAAGCTTTTCCGGCGCGTACTGAGTACACACAATCTCGCCTAGCTTTCCTATGGCTGAGCCAAACCAATCAGTGACGTGCTTTTGCCTAAAGCTAAAGCGCCAGTTTGCGCGGCTGTTCTCAACGTTAGCCTGCGTTGCCGTCATGTTCGGATCGGCCATGCCGCGCACAATATCAGCGCTTCCGGTCTGCTCGTAGATCTTGCCTAGCGCTACTTCGCGGGCCTCGATAATAGTCTTCAGTCCGCGAATAATCGGCTCAATTAGCGGGTTAATCTCGATAGCGCGCGCAAGCGCCTGCTCGCCTTTGTAGCCGGGAAACTTGACCGGAACTAGCTTTAGGTCGCCATTGAAAAGCTTTTCAATCTCAGCGCCAAGCGCCGAGTCATACGCGGCGTTGAATTTCAGCGCGGCAAGCATGGCGTGCATGCGCGTGGTAAGGCGCTCTACTTCAAGAAGCTGATCTTTCAAAAGCACGTAATCAGACAGAGGAACCGTGCTGTTTAACCGGATGTTTTGATCAAGAGTTGCGAACGGATAGAACTGCGAGAATCTGAGCGGCGGCTCGGCAGGCTCAAGGATTGCCTCGGTTCCAGCGCCTGAGAAGAAATACACCTTACCCGTCGATTCGCACCAGATCTCCCACGTCTCGGCTTTGCCTTCGTAAAGATTGCTTGAATCACCGCGCTTGTGGTTGTCATCAGGGAATGCCGTGTACTGCAGCTTGTCAGCAATATCGCCGCCCAGCGTGCGCTTTGCCTCATCTCGCGACATATAGCCGCGCACCGCCTTCCATTCGCATTCTGAAGGCTGCCTTGCGCACTGCTCGCGGTAGTCTCTCCAGTGTATGCGCTCAAGATATGCGCGCTGGCCGCGAAGCTCGGGAACTTCTTCGCGCGCTATCAGCATGCCGCGCTCGTCTCTCGTGACTAGCGCCGGGTCGCCTTTATACGGCTTACCGTTGGCATCGACAAGGCCGCTCTCGCCCTCAAATACCGCGTACTCATAGACTTTTGGCTGTGTTGCCGCGTCGTAGCGCGCTCGAATAGCGCCGCGCCCCACTAGCAGATAATCCATCAGCGAGTAGTGCGCCATTTTGTCAAAATCAAATTCCTCGTCTAGCGCGTACTGAGTATTACGCTCTGCGGTAATAGCGCCAACGCGGGCGATGTCGTCGCCTACTTTCTTTTTAAGCGTTACTTCGACCTCGGGCTTATTGCTGTAATAGGCCGGCAGCACCGTCTGCGTTACCGCCCACCAGATCGACATACGGCGCGAGCCGTCATCGAGGGTTTTCGTTCCCTCGTACACCTCGATTGATTCTTCGGCTAGCTCTCTGAAGCGCTTATCGTCTTGCTCTTTTTCGGCGCGCTGTAGCTCGGCCTGCCAATACTTTTCAGTGAATCGCTGCTCTGTCATATCCTTGGCTGAGAGCGCTCGGCTTGCACGCGCTTGACGTAATCCTTGACTGTTACTTTGCCCATTTTATCAACGCGCTTTGGTTCCTGTAATGCAGTTTCTATGGGGCGAGCCATGCAAGCGTAGCGCAGCGCGTCTAACACGTGGTCAGGGCCGGTAGTGTCTAAGTCCTCGGGATGCTTTTCATCGTGCTGCGCGGCTTGCATGCACTCGATTATGTACGGGCAAGTCTCAAAGACGTATAGCAGCGGTGGACTAGCGATCAGCCGCTGCCGTATCTGCGACCATCCTGCTAAGCGCGTATTGTCGCCCGCGGCTAGGTCTAAGCCGTGTGCTGCAAGTTGCTCAGCTATTGATGGGCCGCCATCTTGCTTAAATATGCTTGGGTCGGCTGCAGTACGCTCCCAGCTCTCGCCTTTCGCACGAAGGATAGCGCGCGCAATCTCAGGGTTGGTCAACCGCTGCCCCCAAATCTCGCGGAACATGATAAGGGCGCCTTTGGGGTACGGGAGCTCGCGCCCCTCGTCATCTTTGCCGCTTGAAACAGCTACCCACACGCCAGCAAAGGGCGAGGCAAAACCCCAATCGAAACCAAAGTACACCGCCCAATGCTTTGGTATTGGAAAAGGCTTTATAACGTGCTGGCCGAGCCTAAACTCAGTAAAATACGCGCCTATTAGGATATTCCACTCGCCATCGAGCCACGCTTTAACGAGCTCGGGCGAGCCTACGCCGCGCAGCCGGTCTATGTAGTGCGGGTCTTGGGCAAGCAATATTTTGTTGTCGGTGACGCGCGAGGGAATGTACTTGCGCGTGCTGTGCGTCTCAGGGTCTTCTATGACCTGGTACCCGGTAGGGGCCGGGTCGATAAAGTAGCGCTTAACCTCAGTATGGCCGGGGCCGCCAGGATTGCCGCTTGCGCGGATGCGCTTGGTCTTAGCCTTGCCGCGCAAACATGCTTTAAGCATGCGATACGCCTCAAGCGTAGGCCATTGCGTGAGCTCATCCCAGCCGATCCAGCTGTATTCGTGCCCCTGGTAGCGGCTCGCGTCGTCTACGCTTTCCAGGTAGCGCATTTTGAGCACAGCGCCGTTAGGCCAGGTCCATTCCTTAGCCTGTACGCTCCATTCTGCGCCAGTCTCAGGGAATGCGGTTTTTGTGCGCCGGATTACCTCTTCAAGCTCGGGATATGTGCGGCGAATAAAGATACCAGTCCAGTCTGCGCCGTAGGTTGGCACGTCCTGCAGGTAGTCACCGATAAGGTATTCACTCTTTCCTCCGCCACGAGCGCCGCCGAAAAACAGCTCCTCGCACCAATCGGCGCTTATAGCGTCAGCTTGAGGGCCGGGCTGGGGCGTCCACATTGAGCTTCCTACTTACTCGCGCTTCCCACTCTGCGCGCGATTCGCGCGGCGGCCTGTCAATTGCGAGTTTCAGCGGTTGCTCCTCGTCTCCGGTCAGAATGATCTGCTGTGGCGCTGTACCCCATCCTCTGTCTAGCAGCGCCTTGGCCGCTGCAGCTTGCACGCTGCGACTTTCCGAATCATCGAGCCGCATCAGCATTGCAAGTTTGTTAATCGCCTCTTCGGTATGCTGACGCGCTAGCTCTACCACTGCGCCAAGAGTTTTTGGCCGCCCTCCAGGGTTGCCGCTTTGGCCTTTAGGAAAGGTCATATCTGCTACTTGTTCTCAAGGCTAACCCGTTGAAAGGCTAGGCTCTCTTGATGTCCAATTCTACCAGCTCAGAGGGCTCCGCGTCAGAACTTTTGTGCGAGTTGGTAGCGACCATCGGTTCCTCGTCGTGATCAAGCACGCGAATGATTGAGCCTTGCGCCGCCGGCTCAAAGTGCTTGCCTGAGCGCTCAAGGCGACGCAGTCGTAGCCGTACCGTCTCGGCGCTTACGCCGAGCGAATCGCACACCCATATGAAGGACCATTCGTGATTATCGTTGCCAAGAATCCACGCCTTTGCTTGGTAGCGCCATCTGTTATTAGAGTGCCTGTCTGTCGGCTTTGTTAAGCCAAGATAGTCGAGCATACCGCGCTCTAGTATCGCCCATAAAAGTCGTTCTTCTGGAAGAATCTGCATTGGCGGCTCGCTCTCATTGTGATAACGTCGCTTCGTCAATGCGTTTCTCCTTTTCGTCCGGTGGCGGCTGATTCTCAGCCGCTTTTTATTGCCCCAAATACATCACTAAGGCGTTGCGCGCTTCGTCCCAAGCGCGACAGACGCATACGTAATGCCCGAGCCTCTCCATGGCTTCAAGCCATTCGCGCTGCTCGGGCGATAGCCGCCCCTTAGTTGATTTCATCTCGATCCAAAGGCCGTGATAGGTTCCGCGCGGCACAGGTAAATGCAGATCGGATACGCCCACGCGAGCACCTTCGGCTTTCATCCGCGCCGCTGTGGCGATATGGCGCTTTCCGCCGTTAGGAATTGAGTACAGGTATTTCAGATCGGGGTATCGCCCTACTGACAAGCGCGCCCAGGTAATGAGCGCCTTTTGATGGTCGCTCTCAGTCATTCCTCTCCGTCCCAAAATACCTTCCCGTACTTGCGCGCGAGTGGCCAGTAAGTGCACACGT